TTACCATCACAAAAATGACTCTGTATCTCATAACTCCCTTGAGGGTCTTGAAAGAACTGGTATGTTCAAGAAGTATGGGAATCGTGTATGTAAGGAGTGCTTTGAAAGACGTAAGCCATTCTATAAGAAGTATGAAGTATCTACCTGTAGTAATTGTGGTAAACACTTTGCTGTCACTGATCCTTCCCAGACAGATTTCTGTCAGTCTTGTTATAATAGTTTCAATACCTGTAGTATCTGTGGTGAGAAGGATCCGTATGTTCATACAGCAAAGGTTGAAGGATCAACTATGTTTATCTGTAAGAGTTGTACTAAGAAGTATAACAAATGTGATCACTGTAGTCGCTTGACAGAAGATAAACTTCATGTTATAAAAGGTAGAACAAATACCTATACTGTATGCTCCGAGTGCCACTCTTTCTATCATATCTGTAAGGTTTGTGGATCATTTACGGGTAATGGAAGTTGTGTCTGTAATACTTGTGATCAGACATACATAAATAATATCTGTGAGGTTTGTGGAAGAGTTAAAGATAGCTCAGGAAACTGTAGGGTCTGTCATGAATCCTTAATATACAGGTACTCTGAGAAACCTCCATTGTTCTTTAACGTATCAAAAAAGGATAAGACTAAGGATATCTCCTTTGGCTTCGAGAATGAGACAACATATGGAGACTCATACATTAATAGGAAGGTTGCCATTAAAGAAATCTATAAGGTGTATGATCCCACTATCTTGCTGTGTAAGAGTGATGCATCTATTAGTGGTGAAGGATTTGAGATAGTTACACAACCAATGACCTTCCAGTACTTTAATGATACTTCGTGGGCTGGTCTCTTCCAAGATGGTATTAAGAAGAGTAAGTCATGTGGTCTTCATGTTCATGTAGAGCGTAGTGCTTTCTTATCTGATATACATCTCTACAAGGTGTGTAACTTTATCTATGAAAATAAACTGTTTATCAAATATATAGTAGGTCGTGGTAGTAATGAATATTGTAGGGACTTTAGTAATAAAGTATCTACAGAGATTAAGAATGCTAAGATGAAGAGAACTGAAAGGCATCAAGCAGTCAACTTCAATAATAGTAATACTATTGAATTCCGTATGTTTGCTGGATGTACTACAGAGAAAGAACTTAGATATAAGATTGAATTTCTTCATGCTCTTATAACCTACCAGAAGGTTACCCCTATCAGCACCTGCAAGGATCTTCTTCTCTTCAAGGAATATGTCAGAGAGAATAATAAGACTTATCCTAACCTGTTTGTAAAGGTTAAGAAGTATGCCTTGCCGAAGGTGTAACCATCAAGGTAGAAGCACCAGTGAGTATAATAGGGAGGTAAAGACCTATGGAATAACACTGTATAATTATTATTCTACTAGGTTTAATGATGTCTACCTTTCCTGTGAGAAGTGTTATAGAGAGGACCTCCCATGTCCTTTAATTAAAGGTCTATTAATCAAAAGGAGACTTTAATATATGTGCATAGCTATTTACAAACCTGTAGGAAAAGAACTCTCGGAGGCTGTACTTAAAACCTGCTTCCGTAACAATAATGATGGAGCGGGGTTTGCTTATATTTCAACGGACTATCACGGTGTTAAGAGGGTAAAGTTAAAGAAGTTTATGAAGTTTGATCAGTTCTATACAGCCTATAAGAGGGCTATTGATACAGCCCCTGATAGTCCCTTCATTATTCACTTCAGGATTGGTACACATGGTGAGAAGACTGTATATAACTGTCATCCTTTCTATGTGGATAAGAACCTTGTATTTATTCACAACGGCATCATCTCGGGTGTTGGTACTGACATTAAGAAATCAGATACACAACTCTTTAATGATAAGATCTTGAAGAAGCTACCAAAAGGATGGGAAGCTAATGAAGCTATTCAAGAGCTAATAGCTGATTATATTGGTTACTCTAAGCTCATCTTCCTGAATGTATCAGGAGAAGTATATATTGTAAATGAAAAGAAGGGTAACTGGAATGATGGTATTTGGTATAGTAATGAGTCCTATAAGGAGAGGACGTACACACCACATACTACTTATAATTCTGGAAGATATCCAGTAACTACATACAGAAACAAATGGTGGGAAGTTTCCTTCCACACTGTAGAGACTTGTGATTTCTGTAATGGTGCTAAGCCTCTCAGGTCTCTCACAGTCTATAAGGATGTAGATAACCCTCTTGATGTTATCTTCGTATGTAATCAGTGCCATAAAGAAGTAACTGATAATGGTATTCTTAGTGCTAATGAAATGATCCCTTTGTATAAGTATATCGAGGAAGAGAATAAGCGCCTTGCAATTGTGCATGATAAAAGTATCTTCACAGATGAACAAACCTATATGATGTAAACAATATGAATAGAGACTTCTACATTCGAGTAAGAGGTTCAGATGAATATTTCTACGAGAGAGTATGTAGTATATACTATACAGGAAGACGCAGTTTTACTATAGGTAATGTAGAGAATAAACATTATGGTTCTCTTTGTTCTATTAGTAGCGATCTTATCAAGAAACTAAAGGTGAAATGAATAATAGAGAATGCTCTAAGTGCAGGGATGTTGGTAGAGATAAGAAAGGTGATCACTTATGGCTCATGCGTGACGGAAAGACATGGTGCTGTCTGAAACCCTACCATCCTCCCTACTACGAAAGAGATAATGAGGAATGTGAGGCCCCCTGAAGAGATGCCAATACAACTAGAAGATGTAAAAACTTTACCATGCTACGGAAATATTGACCGTAAAATCAGTAAGGAAACTCATCAGCACTTTAAGGTAAGGACAGAACTTAATGAAACCAACAGAACCCCTTCAGTCATATTCTATCCAGAGACTTCAGGGGGGAAGTTCATAGGCTACAAGCAGAGAATATTACCTAAGAGGTTTGTTTCCTTACTAAAACCTGAAAGTAAGGGATTAGTTCCTGACTTCTTCGGTCAACCTGTATGCCCTCGGACAGGGAAGAGGCTTCTCATATGTGCAGGGGAGGAAGACACTTTAGCTGCCTATGAGATGTTAAAGAGTAAGTATCCAGAGGTTGAACCGTGTGTTGTAGGACTTCCTAGGGGTGAGAGGTGTACTACCCCAATCCCTGAGAACCTGGAGTTCTTGAAAGGGTTTGAAGAGATTATAATTGGTACTGATATGGATGAAGCTGGTAGGAAAGCAGTCTCCTGCATAGCTCCTATCATTGGTGAGAGAGCTAGAGTTCTTGTCCTATCAGAGAAAGACATCTCTGACATGAGAGTTAAAGGGAAGGATAAAGAGTTCATCAATGCTTACTTCAATGCTAGGGAGTATAGACCAGTCAACGTAGTATCTGTAGCTGATATTCTTGATAGAGCTATTACTCCTAGACCTTGGGGTTTATCTTACCCCTTTCAGAAACTTACTCAGATGTCTTATGGGTTAAAGGAAGGTGGTGAGACTATCTCTATTGGTGCTGGGTCCGGGGTGTGGAAAGACCACTCTGATGTATCAAATACAGCAACACTTAATGTTTGAACATAAAGAACGTATAGCTATCTTCAACCTTGAAGAGAAGGCTGAAGGTGCCTTGAATCATCTTATAGGTACTATGATGAATAAGCCTATTCATAGACCTGATTGTGTGTATGATCTTGAAGAAGCTAGAAGGGCTGGTGAATTGCTTGAAGGTAAGGCAGAGTTCTATGATGGGTTCTCTGAGGATTGGAATGAAGTTGAATCTCAAGTGAGATACTTTGCTAGTAAGGGTATAAGGTTTTACTTTATTGATCCTGTATCTGCATTGGTAGAACACCTCTCCCCCTCAGATGCTAACACAGAACTTGGTAGAATCTACAGGTCTATTAGGAAGTTTAGGATGGAGCAGGGTCTTACATTCTTTATTGTCAACCACCTTAATAATCCTCAAAGCGGGAAGGATCATGGTGCTGGAGGGGATGTGTATGGTTCACAATTCTCTGGCAGTAGGGCACAATGGAAATACTCAACAGCACTGTGGGGTCTAGTAAGGGATCAATTAGCTGATGATCCGGATGAACGTAACAAAGTTAAGCTATCAGTAATTAAAGATAGGTTAGGTGGTAATACTGGGTATGTATACTTGAAGTATAATACAGCTACTGGAAAGTTGGAGGAAGAGTTCAATGAGGAATTCTAAATGAACTTCTATGTGTGTAGAGATTATAAAGGCTGTGTATCTAATAGGTTAGATGGAGAATTATTCTCTCGAACCTTCTGGTCAGGACTTATATATACTGATAGGGGTGTTGAAGATCATTGTGAATCTATACTTCAGAAGCTAAGCCTTTGCACTGGTGGAATAGTAAGACAGTACCAAACCAAACCATTAATAATTAAAAGAACTTTATGAACTTCTATGTGTGTACAAACTCTTATTTGTGTGTAGCTCCAAATATATACGACAAGAGTCTTGATCCAGATACTGCAGACCCTGATAGATTCTGGTTTGAAAGACTTATCTATACAGAAGCAACAGAGGGTATATACTACCCTATAGCTGAGAAGTTAGATAAGGTATTGGGAGGATATGTCTATGGTCATCAAATAAAATCTCTGCTAGTTAAGAGAAGACTATGAGATTCTTTATATGTATAAGTGGATCGGGGTGTTGTAGTAGCCATGTTAGTGACAGTCATTTCTTCAANAGNCTAATCTATATAGAAGCTCCAAATGNTTGTAGCTACGTATCCATACTTCAGAAAAAAGATNACCGTGCAGTAAGAGGTAGTGGGTATGTAAATAAATATCAGGTGAAAGAGCTAAAGGTCAGACGTGAAATCTAAAATTATATTTGACATAGAGGGTAACAATCTCTTATATAATATCACTAACATTTGGTGTATCTGCACTTACAATATAGGAACTAAGGAACGCTTAGTCTTTTATGATGAGTCCCTTATAGTTGGATTGAAATTACTAGAAGAAGCAGACTTGATTATTGGTCATAATATTACAGGATTTGATCTACCTGCTATAAAGAAGTTATATCCTTGGTGGACATACAAAGACATAAGAGATACTTATGTGATGTCTAAATTGTTTAATCCTGATAGAGCACAAGGTCATTCATTAGAATCCTATGGTGAGCAGTTTGGTAGGGCAAAACCAAAGCATGAGGACTGGACTCAGTTCTCTCCGGAGATGTTACATAGGTGCTCTGAAGATGTAGAAATCAATAAGCTGACATATGAATTTCTAGTACAAAGATACTGCCATGATTGGTCGTGGATAGAAGCTCTCAAGTTAGAGCAGCAGTTTGCCACCTATCAAGCTTACCAAGAACTAGCAGGGGTAGACTTCGATGTACAAAAAGCTAAGGATCTTCTAGTCCTTATAGATTCTGAAGTTGACAAGCTAGATAAAGAGTTATATAATAGGATACCTAAGAGGGTAAAACAAGTAGGAGCTACAGTGACTAAACCATTTAAGAAGAATGGAGA